TCTTGGAGCATAATCCAAATAAAAATAAAATCACTTGGGGTGATGGGATTTTCCCTGTCACCCCTTGTTTAGATTCAGGGGTTTAGATGGCACAATTTGCACGACCTAACAGTACTGTCGAAGCCAATGGGTGGACTTATTCCGATCTTTCGTTGCATGAAGATACGGATGAAGTTATTCCCAACGGCGATACAGATTATGCAGAGGCCGATAGTACTGACACAACAATGAAGCTTGGGCTTTCCAGTGTTACCGACCCTACGGTTGGTACTGGACATGTTGCTCGTTTTACTGCCGCATCAACAGGTGGTGGTGCTCCTCAGAGAATTGATGCCTTTTTATATGAGGGGACTACACTCATTGCTACAATTGTGAATAATATCGCAGTACCTACGAATTATACACTTTTTGAATACACATTAACGGAAGCAGAAGCAAACGCAATAGGCAATTATGGTAATCTTCGAATTTGGTTTACTGTTGGTGCTCTTAATGGAGGTGAATTTCTTAAGGTTACACAAACAGAACTTGAGGTTCCTGATGCAGGAGGGAATGATTACTTCCGCACTGTTTATGATGATGTAGGTGTCACGGATACCCTCTCCTTGAGTATTGGGCGATTTATTTCTTTGTCCGATCCCGTAGGAATAACAGATACACTTATTGTTAGTCGAGAGATTGTTAAATCTATTTCTGATTCTGTAGGTATTACCGATGTTCTTTCCCGTAGTTTAGGACAATTTATTTCTTTGGCAGATTCAATTGGAATAACGGATGTTATAACAACGGCACTTATAAAGTTTGTTAATCTCGCAGATTCGGTTGGAATAACAGATGTGCTTTCCCGCAGTGCAGGGCGAATTATTCTTTTAACAGATTCAATCGGAGTTACGGACACAATTATTACAGCCCGAGAGATTATTAAATCTATTTCGGATTCGGTGGGAGTAACGGATACAGTTGTTACTGCTCGGGACATCATAAAATCTATTTCGGAGTCAGTTGGTATTACAGATATCTTATCAAGATCACTTGTAAAGATGGTTAGTCTTGCGGATTCAATTGGTATTACCGATGTAGTTTCTCGCAGTGCGGGGCGAATCGTTTCTTTGTCTGATTCAATCGGCATTACAGATACGCTTTCTACAGCCCGAGAGATTATTAAAACACTCTCCGAAACTGTTGGTGTTACAGATATTCTTTCTACAAGCGTAGGACGAATTGTTTCTTTAGCGGATTCTGTTGGAATAACAGATGCTATAGACACGTTAAAGATGTCAATGAAATTTGTGACATTAGAAGATTCGGTGGGTGTTACGGATATACTTACAACATCTCGGGAAATTGTTAAGTTTATCTCGAATTCGGTGGGTATTACGGACACTCTTTCTACGGCTCGGGAGATCATTAAATCTATTTCTGAAGCGGTTGGATTGACTGATGTACTTACTCGAAGTGCAGGGCGAATCGTTTCTTTGACCGAATCTATTGGAATTACAGATACTTCGTCTCGAAGTGCAGGGCGTTTTGTTTCTCTAGTTGAATCTGTTGGGGTTACAGATACCCTTTTAACGGCTCGAAATATTATAAAGGGCATTTCAGACTCGATTGGTATTACAGATACGATTTCCACGACAAGAAATCTTATTCGTTCAATTAGTGATAGCATTGAGGTAACAGATACAATTGTAGCTATCAGAGGCGTTCTCGTTTCTTTATTTGATACTGTCGGGATAACAGATACAGTTTCATCGGTATCCGCCGTTTTAGTAGAATTAATTCTTTTCCTGGAATCCTTATTAGGGATTACGTTGAGACGACGATCTCAAATATCTACAGATATAGAATTGACCTCTCAGATTTCTACAACAATAATGTTAACTTCTCGAATTGATTTGGAGAAGAAGGAATAATTTATATGACAGAAGAACAGAAATTTTATGTTGATGATGATCCTTTAATTAGGATTGATTGTATAAATAGTCTTAGTGGTGCAGCAAACCCTAAAATTCTTTACCAAAAACCAGATGGTGATGAAGGATCGTGGACTGCTGATATCGTGGGTGATCGCTATTTAGAGTATCAATCGGTAGAAAACGACATAGATCAAGAGGGAACGTGGTTGTTCCACTCCTCTGTTACTTTTGGCGGCAAGGAAAAAGTAGGAAACTTGACAAGCGTTCGAATTCGTGCTCGATTTGAAGGCTAATTCGATTGTAGTAAGGAGAACAAATGCTGTTCTTAATGAGGTGTTTATATGAATCGTGTTAAAGGGCTTTCCAGAGGTGCTTCTGGGGAGAAAACAGGCCGTATTGCAATTATTGAGAGAAGTGCAGAGCAAGAGTTTAAGCCCATTTTTCCTGGTGATATTCAAGCGCTATTAGACGATCAAGCTTATCCAAGTCTAGCAAAGTTTTTACTTTTTTGGACGATGATGGATACAATTAAAATTCATGGTTATACAAGAGCAGCCATGAGTATCATTGGTCGTTCCACAATTGGAGCGTGGTGGAAACTTGCTAAACACGAGGAATGGGGCGATCAGGCAACAGGGGAAGAACAGGAAGACCTCTTCAAATTCTATTCCAATCAAGATCGTGAATGGGATAACATCAAAGATTATCAACAGCTATCATACAAACTTATTATTGGGGCAATGTATCTTCGCTTTTTTGGACAAGCGGCTTTCTTTATTGTTCGAAACAATGCTGGAGACCCAATTGGATTTGACCACCTTTCAGGCTTTGTTATGCCTAATGTAGACGAACTTGGGTATTTCAAAACTCCTGCTTTTGTTCAATATCCATGTAAAGACCCTCGTATTAGAACTGAATTTAGTGATCCCAAAGATATTATATATATTATTAATCCGGATTGGGAAGGATCACCTCTCGGTGGATCAGATGTTGAAGCTCTAACAGAATTCACCTTACCCCTAGATGTTTATCTTCAAACTACTGCTCGTGAGTATATAAAAAATACTAATCGAGCAGAGCTTATTTATATGCTTCCAAACGATATTTCTGATGATGCATTCGACACATTTGTAAGTCTTTTAAACTCTAAGTATGGAGGACCTATGAATCGGGGACGTAACCCGATTGCTGTACAGGGCGAACTCGACATTAAAAGAGTCGATGATCTTCCAGATGGATTACCTTATCAGGAATCTCGAAAAGATACTCGTGAAGAAACCCTGGCTGTAACTGGTGCTAGTGGTGCAATGCTTGGTCTTTCTGATTCATTATCCAGCGCAAACATTAGGGAGACACGCAGACAATTTCATGAGACAACCATGGAGCCACTCTTTAAATTACTTGAGGGCGCTTTTTATGAGCAGATTCATATACGTGAATTTGATATACTCGGTTGGATAATGAAATTTAATCATCCGGACTTTTTGACAGCAGTTGAACGAGCAACGGTGCATATGCGCTATATTCAGTGGGGCGTAATAAATCCCAACGAAGCTCGTGAAGAACTTGGTCGAGAACCACGAGAAGGCGGGGATGAATTTACTGAACCGAAAAATCAAGGGGATGAATCCCAAGGCAGTCCTCCGGAGGGGCGTGAACCAGACCCAGACGATGATGTAGATGAACCCACAGATGATGATCAAGACCCACCTCGTGGGGACCAACATGATGAGGATGCACGAGCATTTAATGAATTAGAATCTGGAAAACCTCAAATTCTTGCGGATATCCAGGAGATGGAAGATGCTCAGAAGATGCTCGATTTAGAACATCTTGTTGATGAAATCAAATCATGGCGTAAATTTGCCATTAGTCGTATGAAACGAGGACGAAAACTTCGTAATTATAGGACGAAGTATATTTCAAGCGATATTTCACGACTTATTCAGGTACGTCTTGAACAAGCACAGGCTGTAGATGAAGTGAAATATATCTTTGATGAGTTTTTTGGGATGTTGGAGGAAATTCGAAATGAGTAAAACAGGCAGAATGAGTGAGTGGTTTTGTATTAATGAGGATTGTAAGCGCTGCTTAGGGAATGTTCTTGGTGGTGAGTTTCATCCAGAAGAGAATATAACGGGACAGTTCATACGAACTAGAGGACCTAATCTTGTAGTTAAATGCCCAGATTGTGGTACGTTAAAAGTTTGGTATACCGCTGATCCGATTACCCGAGCGATATATCAACTTGTTGATGCAATCGCAACACAAGGAGCAAAAAGAATGATTCATAAGGTTAGTGAGATGACCTTAAGCCGAAAGGAATAAATTTTTCAGTACGAGAAATAGTTTAAAGTGGACAAAATTGAGTTAAATCTAATTGTAGGAAGTGAGAAAATGCCAGAAAAAACAACAATCAGACGTAGACCGTATAAAATGCCCCCACGTAGTCCGGATATGGATGGATTCCTTCCGGATGTTATGGTTCCTGTGCTTTATGAGCGCTGGAAAAGTAAGCGTTGGGGAGAACCAATTATATTATCTGGGGGGACCCTTTCGATTACCTGTGATATGGTAGCTGAAGTTGGATTTCAACCCCTATCAAAAGTTTATGGCGTTCGTCGTGCGAAATTTTTTATGGATATTGCAAAGCGAGAAGCAGTATTTATTTAAATGACTATGACGAAGGAGAAAGAAATGACTGTACGAGGAAGAGGACAATCTATTTATAAGCACATTACTGTTCCGCTTGAGAAAAATTTTCAGCTTCAGGAAGACGGTACAATTATTGTAAATGGTTTTTTTACCAGTGATGCGATAGATGAAGTAGGAGATATTATTACCCGAGAAGCAACAGAGAACGCTATTCCGAAGTATCGACAATGGGGCAATATTCGCTACATGCATCAACCTAAGCCAGTTGCAACGATGCTTCGAATTGGTACAGATGATAAACTTAAATGGAATGAAGTTGAAATTCATGTTATTGATCCTGATGCAGTATTTCAGGTCAAGAACAATCTTTTAAAGGCTTTAAGCGTTGGTATTTGGATTCGTTCATGGGACGATATTGAAATTGATGAAGAAACTGGTGCTTGGGTTATTACCGCCTATGATTTGGTTGAGATCAGTCTAGTCGATCATCCGGCCAATTATGATGCTCGTCTATTCCTAGACGACGATAAAAGTATATTTGTTAATCCGGAATTGCGTCAACTATTCGCTCAGCATGGATTTGCTATGGTTTCCAAAGCGTTAGGCGCAGTTACTACATCCCTTGAAATGGAGGAGGAAATTGATATGGATGGATTAGAAAAAGACCTCCAGCTAGAAGAGGAGATTATAGCTGAGGAAACTATCGAAGAGGAAGTTGAACTTTCCGTTGATGACTCTGAAGAAGAGGAAGTTGACGAAGAGCTTGAACTTTCTACTGAAGAAGAAATTGTTTCGGAAGAAACTGAGGAAGTTGAACTTTCCGCCGAGGAAGAGGAAACGGCAACAAGCCTTGTAGAACAAATCGTTGATGCCGAAGTTGTCGATCTCACTGAGGAGACCGAAGCTGAAGAGGCTGAAGAAGAGTTAGTTCTTGAAGACCTCGATGTTCGTTTAGAGGAAGATACTGAGGGAGTTGATAGTGTTCTATTAGACTCTCAAGAAACCGAAGAGGAAGAAGAGGCCGACAAGGAAACTGACATAAGTGTTGAGGAAGCAATTGAAGAGATTACTGAGGACGAAGAAGTTGATCCTGATGAAGTGAAAGCACATTTACCATTAGCTAGGGCTCTACTCGATGCTCTTTCAGAGGCTGAAACCGAGGTTCTTGAAGAAGAACAAGTTGAAGTAGAAAGGACAGAGGAGATAGAGGAAGCTACGGACGAAGTGACTGCACTCAAATCACAGATTGATGACCTTGGTTCTCAAGTCGCAGAACTAACCGAGATCGTTAAAGACCTTCTTGGAAAGCCTGCGGAACGAAAGGGTAAGATTACGATTACCCCTCTACCGCATGAATCCTTGGAAGAAATTGAAGAGGAAGCGGAGGAAGAGGGCGATCTTATGAAAACCGCAATTAGTAAATATATAGCTTCGCCTGGACGAGTTGTTATTCGAGAAAGGCGATAAACCTTAAAGAGGAAAACTATGAAGACCGTAAAAGATCGTATTTTTGATAACGTAATGGCACAGGCCCAGGGCGAAGAGCTTGCAAAGGCTCTAACGACTTCCGGCGATGGTGCTGCATTATTGCCTTATGATCTTGATCCAATTCTTCACGAGGAACTCTTGAAGCTCCAGCCACTTGCTGTTCTTTTCAGCATTATCGAGGCTGGAAGTAAGACCCACGAATATTCCGTTCGCACAAGTCACCCTCAGTCATGGTTCGAAGGTGAAGTTACCCCGGCAAACGCTTTAAACAGTGTATACGCTCGTAAGACCGTCCAAATGAAGATTCAACGCATTTGGGGCTCTGTTTCTGGTTTTGCTCAGGCTATGGACGAGGCATTTATTGATGCTCTCGCAACCGAGCTTGAGGGTTCTGTCGAAGGTATGTCCAACATCATTGAGTATGGTTTGATGTGGGGTGCAGCGGATGATATCGGATTTACTGGTGATGCTTATCAGTACTCAGGTCTTATTCCTCGCTTGATGTCTTATGCTCCGGCCAACATTTTTGATGCTGGTGGAAATAAGATTAGTCTAGACGATTTAGATCAGGCTTACGCATTGGCAACTGGATTCCGTGGTGTTCGAGGAGACCCGAAGATTTGGCTTATGGGCATTCGCATGAAGCAGGTCGTGGATGGACTACAGTCTAAGGTTCAAATCCCACTCACTGAAGCAGTTCTTGCTGATGGTAAGATCATCATGGCAGCATATGCAAACGTTCCAATTCTAGAAAGTGACTATATTGTTCCCGAGACCACAACCACAAGTCCCGCAGTAACTGCAACCAAGGGTGCTGGTGGTTCTTTGGTTGATGATGAATATTTCTACCGCCTTTCCTCAATTACCGTAACTGGTGAACAGGAATCAGGCGTAGAAGACTCAGATACTACTGAAACAACCAACAACACAGTGAACCTTTCCTGGACTGCTGATGCTAAGGCTCTTCTCTATATCGTTTGGAGAGGACTTACAACTGGAAATGATAACTTGAAGATTCTTGATATCATTCCTGCATTGACCTACGATTCAGCAGGTACAGTAAGTGGAAGCGTAGAAACTTACGCTGATGATGGTTCAATCGATACTGGATCAGGTGCATTGCTCAAGGCTGTTAAGCCGTTGTCTGCTGGTGAACAGAATATCCTTCTAGCTAACTACAACCCACGTCGAGGCGCTGCTTTCTTGGGCAAGATCGATGATATGGGC